CTGCGGAGTAGTAACGGCCATATCTATGAAATTGGTGGAGTAGCCGGCCGCCGATATCTCTTGCGCATCGCTGAAAACACCCAAATTACTGTGTGCACCCATAGTTATTCTCCTTAGACGGCAGTGACCGCTGTTTCAGCATCCGAGATTGAGTCGCATCTGCGAACAGGCATATCACGGAACATCAATAGCGGCTTGCCGTATGGGTTGTTCGTTGAATACTGAACGTTCTGCTTATCCATAGTGAGAATGTCGATGTGCGTGAACATTGTTCTGTTGCAGTACATCCAGACAGTCTCGTTGCCGTAAAAGTCATTCCTGATCTGTATGATCCTCTTGGGAAGGTCAGTGTTGATATTCGCTAAGCTGGTTTCGATGTTGCGAAGCCGCTTGACTGCACGAATATCAGGAATGGTCAGGCCCAAATCCCACTGAAGCTCAGTGTAGTAATCCCATCTCTGCTTGCTGTTCTCGGCCGTGTAGAGATGGCGACCCATATCCTCTACCTTGATGCCCATGTTGGGATCATTGACAGGATATAGACCGTGGACCTTCTCCGGCGACCACTGCACGAACCAAATAGAGGTCGTATCACTTCCTGTTCCCTCCATGTCATACACGCCATAACTGGCGCTGTTCGTGAGGGTCTTGCCGTCATTTGCAGTGCTGGGGGTTGTGTAGCGGACATTGAAGCCGTCGAACTTCTCAGGAGTCGCCACAGACGTACCGTAGATCAAATGATTGGAAACGCCCTGGCCGAAACCCTCAATGTGACGCGACTGAATACGAAGCCTCTTGAGGACCGGGTCCGGCTGGATACGAAGGGCATCTTCGGGAATCTGAACCCTGTCCTTGAACATCGACAGAGTTTCAGTAAAGCTGTCCCAGTTAACGGTCGATGGGTCCCAACCGTCGCCAACCTTGACAATCTGTGGGGTCGGAAGTGAAGTCTCTCTAACGCCCGTGTAACTCAAAAGGTCGTTAGATGGTAAGATTGGCATGTCCGAGAGAATGTCATTTGTCTCGGACAACACCTTTGCAAAGTCCACCTCTTTATTGTTTATCGAAGTCTTCGATAGACCAGAAAGGTGGTATCTGGAATCAAATCCCAATTCTGACATAGTAACTCTCCTATAAAGTAAATTCCAAGTAACGATACTCGGAGAGTTGTTCCGCAGATGCGGCTCGCCTGACGTTTTAGGCCCGCTTCGGCCCGGCGTTTACGACGCCGTAACGCCCGGTCCCGCTATGGGATTGATCCGGTTCTGGCGCTTTATTGATCCCGGAGGTAAAGCAGTTACTCTACTGGTTGCGTTGTAGGTTGTGACGTAGCCCGCAAACCACTATTTATCACCTCGGCATGTTGGTTCAATACAATTCTCATCGCCGCGATGTTAAATGCCATCGTGCTATCAAGTGAATCTCCGTATTGGGCTGTCCATTCCGGGGGTGGGTCTATCAAATGCTGACTCATACCAGGCCCGGCACACCCAATCATCATCAATGACGCAAGTATTATTAACGTTCTCATCTTCGTGGTCCCATTCTAAGCATTTCCGGGGAATTCGGAAAATATGCCTTCTGTATCGCCTCAGGGTCTTCCTTGTTGTCACTGTCGCCTAGATTTTCGCCCTTGACAAGCTTGCCCTCTTCCAACTTGTCTTTATATATTTCGTTGAACAACTTAATCATTACCGGATGATTTCCCGCGCCCGTTTCGTTCAGCATGGCCTCCACGCCGCCGAGCTTGCCATCGTAATGCTTAACAGCCAAGGCACATTGCTTGACGTAAGACTCATACGCCTCTTCGCCCATTTCAGTCCGAAGCCTTGCTTCCGCGTCTTTCCTTTCCTGATCCAATTCGCTATCAAGTCTTTCGTTTTCGGCTATCTGTGCGGCATGCTGTTTCTTGATTAGCTCTGTTTGAAAAGCCAAAGCAGCATGGGCTTGCTCCTTGGGTATGTTCTTTTCCTTGCAGACTTTTGCCCATTCAGCTACGGCCTCTTCATCCCAGCCTATCCCGTCCGGTAGATCGTCAGGCTTCTTAAACCCGTAATCCTCTGGCTTCTCAGGCACGCCCAGACGAGAGTATATCTTACTCATCGCCTTGGCTTTATCCTCATCCGTAGCGTCGTCTTTTGGAAATACCACAGCGCGGTTAGTATGGGTGTTCAAAAGCTCAGCATAACCCTTAGCCAATTCAGGCTCGCTTTTAAACCTGGATACCACCTTTCTAGTAGAATCCTCCATGTCATAATTTTCATGCCACGCAGTTTGCTGTTCGCCGCCAACATCTCCAATTTCACCTTCAGCCATTGATTCGCCCTTTCATCAAAAGCGTTTCCATTATGCTACTAACGTTCCCTGTTCTTCCTGACTCTGTTTCTATTACGTCAAGCCACCACAATAAATCTACTCCTATATTGCGTTTAACCCTGTCCTCATCGTTCTTTGCAGGCTCGAAAAAGTCCAATATCCCATCAAATATATGAGCAAATACTTTCTGACCGGCCACTGTTGAGGCAACTGCGCGATAGTCGTCTTTGAGCGACCTTACTTCAGCCTCCCACTCTGTATTATCAGGCGCCATGTATTCAACAGGATTGCTCATTTAACCTTGAACCTCCCGGGGATAAGCCTGTTAGCGATTTCTGACTCTGCCGCCGGGCCGCAAGGCGAATTCCTTATAATTGTCAAACACGTAGCAATTGACTGCATCTCACTATCCGTACACTTTTGCCAGTCGTCTTTTTCGATAACCCACTTAGGCTCGTCGTGTCCAATTGTTATTGTCCCGTCGTGATAATCCTTATTTGCCTGAAAATCAAAACCTACCGGGGCATTCAATATCATAATCCCGGCATCCTTTTCGTCGTCCACGGACAGCGTATCAGGCATGCTATCTTCTATTTTTGGAATATCATTCGCCGATTGAATATCTTCAACATTAACCGGCTCATCATGTAATTCGATCTTCATGTTCGGGTCGGCTTGCAAACTCTCGTCGCCCCAGTCGATTTTTAGGTTCTGGTCCACAACACAATCGCAACCGAATTCAACCTTAACCGACTCGTGTTTGGAGTTGTCGTACTCCACAGTGTCTTTTTGGTCGTTAAGGATAACTTCAGGCCTAGGTCCAACCCAATAACAATACAAAAACCCACCCACCACCAACGCACAGAACATCGCAATCCCTGACACTACTTTCGTAATATCACTATTCATCTCTTTCCCTTTCTATTGCGACAACGCTTCTAATGGACTGCCGGTTTCTGGGGCTTTTGCAAGCTTCGGGACAGCATCAGCAGCTTCCTTCGCCATCTCAGCCTGCATCATGGCCTGCTGCTGCTGCGCTATCTGCTCCCTAATGGCCTGGACCTCTTCATCTGTGGCAATTTCTTCCTCCGGCCATTCGTTATCCCTCAATGTTCTCTGAATGCTCTTGTCCGACTTCATATAGTGCAAAGATTGCGGGAATAATGTGGCGTACATATTCAACTCGGCCATGACCCGCTCAGTCCTTCGAGTCTCGAACATCCTCTTCTGTGCTTGTGCTAACGGACCCATGTAGTTGACATTTATCCTTCCGTCAGACTCGTAAAGAACAACATCAGGCGGCTCTGGGATAAACCCAAGTTCCATGGCAACCGAAAATACCCAATCCTGGGCAGGATTAAGAAAATACCTCTCTAACCTTCCTGTCTTGGGTGCCATTAATACAGACTTCTCGCCAGCCCTCTCCATGATCTCGGTTGCGGTCATCTGCCTCTCGGACATCTTCAACATGTGAAAGAAGTCTACACTGAACCTCTCCTTAATGGCCTGAGCTAACCGGTCCTCCCTCTCTAAACCAAATCGCATGTCGGGAACAATAGGAATAGGCTCTATGGTTTCTTCTGGGCGGTCAACCCAGGTGTATCCATTAGGGTTAAGATTCAATCTGCCCCTTAAATTCCTATGGGCCTTAACAGGAGGCTCTACAAGCTTCTGCTGGCCAGTCATGTTAACCCTGGTCGCTTCGTTAAGGCCGTATACTTCTACGATAGCCGAACTGCCCGGACCCCATCCGTATTCAGAATCAGAAGGAAGGTAATAAGCCCAATGGACCCAAGGTTTAGACCTGTAACCAGTAATATCAAGAGGAACCATCTTGTCCGTCTCGTGCTCGATATATATCGAAATGTACTCCCTATCGGGCACTGATTGGCCTTCTAAAATAGGATCATCCTTGCGATAACACGCATGAATGAACTTGTGCATCGCAAATCCGTTCTTCTCCAAGTTATTATTTACCGACTGCGAAAGCTTATCTTTGCCAAACTTCTCCGCCGCTGTCATGGCGGTCATTTTGAACTCGTGATGAAATATCCCCTTGTCGTGATAGACCTCCCTGGGATGAAAGTTACTAAAGTCCAATTGCCTCTCAATAGGGTCAGCCTCCATAAACATGACAGTATCGCCAGTCGATCCGGCGTCGCGGAAATTCCCCCCTATCGTTGAATAATAATTACTATCCTGCAAAAGAGATCGAATCCCTTCGTGACAATTCATTAGCCACTGCCTGACTTCAGGCAAATCATTCATCTGCAACAACGCCATCTCATACTTGAACCAATCAATCGAAGCAGAACATAGATTCCCCTGCATACCGTCAGCCCAGTTGCCTAGAGCATATTCCGGGTAACTGTTGTATATATCTATCCCTCGCTTAGCGGCCTTAGAAGACTCATCGTCAGCACCCCATGCGGATAACTCCGGGCGCATCATGTCAATAACCTGAGTCCACAAAGCCTCGTAAGGCTGGCGCTTCTTACGCAAAAGCTCATGTCTACGCTTTATTTTTTCGTATAAGGTATCCAATTAATCATCTCTCGTCCCTTTCAAAAGACTGTTTTTGCTCGATTTTTCCCGCAATTTCATCCACCTAATGTCGTCTTGAGACCAGTAGCAAACGGTTGATCTAGCCTTGGGTCAGTCAACAACCCGCCAGTCAATATCGTAGATCGCCCCTTAGCACGCCTTCTCCGCTCCTTCTCAGTAACCTGCAAAGGTGTTATCTCTGCAGCCCTTGGAGGAGGTGTAGGGGCTACAGGTTTAGGGCTACTGCCGCCACCACCGAATATGCTCATGTTATGCTCCCGTGCGCACCCAGCCACTCATGTCCGGACACACCAACAAATACTTAACCTTGCACTTTTCATCATGCACTATGGCCACAGTAAGCCCGTCCAAATAGGACAACATTCGGCCGATAAACTCATAATCTTCGTCATTTTCTGGCGAAATCTTCATGCGCAAGTCGTCTACCGCCTCAAGCTTCATCTTTCGCCCTTTCAGTCGAAGCTCCAGCCGCGTCCTTCTGCTATTGCCCTCTTACGGAAATTAACCAAGAACTCACATTCATCATCGGTAAGCTCTAAGGAAAAATGCTTCCCGCAATCTACGCAATAAACCCCAACTTCAACGTTTCTGAGACAAAACACATTCAAGCTTAGCCGCTCATGCTTACATTCCATTCGCTTTAATGCGTATTCGATTCTGCGCTGCGATTTTTCTATGCCTCTAATCCTTTTGAACATCCTTCGCCCTTTCCTTGTCTCGCAAACCTGCACGAATTGACAGCAACCACAGGCACGTCATCAAACGGATTGTGCCCGTAAAAGCTTATCGGCGACGAAAAATGCTCAATAAGCTGCCCAAGCCTCTCGTCCCCTTTTGCGGGCTTAATCAGCTTCACTTTGCGCCCTTTCGCCTTCGCTTCGCCTTTAGACCTATAATCAAACTTGTGTACTTGCGCTCCCAAGAACTAACAGCCCCTTTGTCTTCCAGTACAACCAACCTGTGAGTATCGGCTAATAATCCTGATATCATCGTTAATAGCGTTTCATCCTCTGCTTTTACGCCCCAAATCTTAATCCTAGGCTCTAAAGGCTTCTCGCCAGCGGTAATTGATATATACATCTTCAGCCCTTTCATTTCACAGTGGTGAATCCTATGTGCCGGGCACACTAGGAGTGCAATTCGCCCTTTTGATGTCTCGATGAGCCGCACTGCCGGGAAGTATGCCACGCTCATGGGTCTCTAAATACGAATCCATCTTACCCAGCAGTTTCTCAAGGAACTCAACTCGGCCTCTTAGGTTCTGCTCAACGGTCGTGAAGTATTGCTTGTCCATGACTTTCCCTTGTTGCGCCCTTTAAATGTCCTGTAACGTAAGGCAGTGGGCAAGGATTTACACCCTGCAACGCCTACCGCCCGCCGCGCGGCACTAGCCGAGTACATCGAGGGCTTTTAGTTGTCTATCCTCGGCTCAGCGCGTCTACCTATTCCGCCACCACTGCCTGGGTTCGAGTCACAAATCCTGCAAGCGGCAGCCGGGGAATCGAACCCCGGAATTCCATTTGCCGCTGAGGCGCGAGCCTCTAGGCGCGTCCCCTTGCGGGGGAGTTAAAATCATTCTATCTCTAACATTATATCGCATTGCCCCAGCAGCGTTATGATAGCCTTGGCTAACTCTGCCGCCTGCTTGAGCGATAAATGCATTTCCTTCTCTTGCGACGAATTATCCTTTAACCATAGATGTTCGCCGGACCTTGTGACGGTATACTGGTTTAATCTGCCTGTCATAATGAACCCTTTCTATAAGCGGCGGAGCGGGCATTGCACCCACTAAAGGGCTATATTCCGCCGCAGATGTACAAGCGACGGGCTGGCATCGAACCAGCGACAGGCCACACGCTGCATGCTACGTGCTCTTTCCGCCGCATAGAGGCCGGGAGTTCACTCCGCGATATCTACGGAGGCCATAATTGCCCCGGCCAGACCTGAGATAGCATCTCAGGTGGTGTAAGGCGTGCAGGAGCGGATTGTAGGCGTTGCTTGGACGCCTCGTTAGCCCGTCGCAGCCCTCGGCAGTATATGCCGCACGCTTCACGGACCGTCTGAGCCTTAGCACCAGACGGACTCCACCGCTCGATGCTCATTCGGCACACCGTACGGATCAGCTATCGCAGATTCGCCAGGCGGGCTCTGCGGGGCCATTGTAGGATCCCTACCACTGGTAGGGATCAGTATTCGGTTGTCAATCGTGTGTCCTCTTGACCTCGCCATAAACCACCAAGTCGGCCACGTACCTGCATATCTTGCGAGAACCTTCATCTGTGGGCGGCAGCGCAGATTCAAGCTTCTCCACCCATGTATTGAAGTCCGCCATTGCCTGTTTGTGATAATTCATCTACGCCTCACCAGCCCCTTTGCTTTACGGGCAATTCGGCATTACCCGTTGTGTCGTGCGACTAGGTGTCGCCAGCAGCGCCCTTAAATCCTTGTGCTTATGAAACCCGATAACCTCGCCCGTTTCGCTGTTCCCGTAAGTCGCGCACTTAAAACACGTCACCCAAGGGTAGTCATAACCGTATCCGGCAGGGCTTTTACATAGCGGGCAAGTGAAGTATGGATGTAACATCAACCCTTTCATCTTCGCCTCTATTCCACAAATACGGAAGTATATCTTAGCCCGCTAAGTAGCGGTGGCTGATTCATAAACTCGTCTATCAACTGACTTGCGTATGCCCTCAACAACGATTTATCGCCCTGGCTCACAATGTTACTTGGCATAAAACATACATCTTCCCCAGCGTCCGGCACCGAGCAACTGCTATCTCGTGTATATTTGCTCATCTTCGCCTCACCAGCTTATGTAACGGATCGTAAGGCGCTTCGTCCTCGGAATACTTCAACTGCGTAGCGTTGGGGATTGCGCCGGGATAACCTATTCGCTGGTCATTGACTACCAAATCGTACCTATACGCCATTGACAATGTTCTAAAGGCGTCGGCGGGATGGGTGGTCCAGTCCCTCACAGGCTCCTTAAGATAGACCGGCTTATCCTCAGTCGATCTGGTTGCGTCCAATTGCTGCCTGTACAAGCTTAACGCAGTCAGGCCAGTCTCACAACTGGTCTTGTGGAATCTGCATAACTTAATCAAGTCCCTGGCCGCTGAAATGCCGTCATCAAACGTGCTTTGCTCCACGACGTGGAAATCTACGCCCAACTCACTTGCAACGTCTATCAAATACTTCCCGGTTTGGATACTCTTGGCGTTGCTGCCCCTCAAATCCCACGGCCCCCAGTGCTGGCCGTAAATGTAAGGCTTGTCCCTCAATGTGACGGCGTAAGCGGGCATCCCCAAGCCCTCGTCATCATAGTAGAAGTCAACCAGCCTGATCTCCTGCCTTACGAACTGCACGAACCATATGGCAGTATGCCTGTGGCCAATGTCCCAGAACGTATAAACCTTTGCCATAGGATCAGGGGGATACCAGCCTATCTGACCAGCCTTTTCAATCTCCGCTATCTCGCGACCAAAGAATGTGCCCTCCTGGTATCTCGGCAACTTGCCCAATATCCTGATGTTATACTCGTTCGAGTCCTCGCCCCATTTGTCCCGAATATTCTGCTCGTAAGCCCTTCCGGATACTCCGGAAATAACCTCTCTGTTTTCCTTGTAATTCGGCGTGTCTAATACACTTATGTTTGTCGCGCTCCAGCCGCCCTCGCGGTTTATCGCCTCCGCAAAATTCCCCCTGGGGGCGGTAGGGTTACCTATGGCAAGCCAGCGGCAATGCCCGGCAGTCATTAAATGCTCTGTAGCCTTCCATATTTGGGGCATAATCCCGGCAGCCTCATCGAATATCACCAAAACATGATCATTGTGATACCCCTGGAACGCTGTAGCTTCTAGCGTAACAGTATCGGGACGCGTCGAAAACCCCAGCGCATACCATCGAGTGCCCGTAGTCTTCTGTAAATCGAGCTTCGTAGCGGTGGGCTGGCCCCCCAGTTTGACCTTCGCCCCGGCATGAGCTGATCTTATCTCTCGCCAAAGCAATTCCTCTACCTGCTTATGAGTTGGGGCGGTAGTGATGACAGTCGCAGGAGGAAAACAATACAAAAACCACAACGCTATCCTACCCGCGGAATATGTCTTAGATACGCCATGGCCCGCACTTACGGCAGTTTTAGGATTGTCCCGCACGGAATTGGCAACTTCCTCCATCTTGTCCCAGACATGATCAGGGGCCACGTCCAAAATATCGGTGAAGAACCGCACTGGATTCTTCCTGTAGAAAGCTAAACTCTTAGCATCTAAGCTCTTAGCCTTTGTCATCTAATTCCTTAGAAGCCTTCAGGAACGCGGCCGCCAGCGTATCCTTTGCGCCAACGTCTATCTCTTGCTTGTCTCGCCAATCTTTCGGTTTACGATTCTTAAGCCAAAAGATCAAGCTCGTGGCGTCTGGCGGATAGTATCTCGTAGTTGGAACGACAACAGGCTCGCCATTGTGCTGGAATATCTTATCTTCGGCGTGGCTGTAGCCCGTAGCTCTCTGATACAGTGATTTTTCAACGTTCTCGTCAGCCGCGTTTTTGCCTCTCTTTACGGCATCAGCAAACACAGGATATTTCTTACGCCAAGCATCTACAGTAACAGTAGTTACCTTGAAAGCTTCGGCAAGGTCTTTATTTGTTGCGCCGTTAGCGCATAGTATATAAGCATCATCGGGGTACGTATCTTTATACTTTGATGGTAGAGGCATATGGTTGTTTTCGCTATCGCACGGGGTTGCTACAAGCCTTTAATTTAGCTGTATTTATCGAAGACAAGCGCCGCTTTACCTACTTTTGGTTTGTACGCGATCTTAGTACTCGTCATAGTTTATAACCGCAGTATAGACAGACTGTTTTGCTTTCCCAGTCGAACACATTAGGCAGGCCACATCGAGGGCATACTTGATTTTCTATCGCGGACCATCTTGATTCATGCTGGAATTGTGGCAGTGAACTCTTTTTTGCCGCAATTTTCTCGCCCAAGTCGTATGATTCTATTTGCGGTGAAGTAACTTCCCCGTTACAATCTTTGCTGACTCTTAGTAGTGTCATCCGTGCCTACCTACCCAAGTTGCCCAAAGAAGAAGAAGATGTTTCTATGGTTAATTATAGTATCTTTACAGTTGTAGAGTCAAGGATAAAATCTTTAATTGGCGCATTTTGCGAAGTTTTTTTCGCGTTTGTGGGGCTTGTGTCTATAGCGTAGCGGTGACTTTCCTTGAAAATGTGTCATATTTCGATGGTTTGTGGTGATTCTTTACGGATTTGTCTCATAAACCAAGTGTCCAGTCGTGTTATCTTGGAAGATTCTCAGTTTATTTTCTTTGGCCTGAAAAGAATTTTCGCAATCTTTAAAGTTTGTTGTTGACTTAGCCGATAAGTATGCTATTATTAGGTTGAACACTTGATACCACGGTCACTCTAACCGAAGGGAAAAACGATGATACGCGAGCAACTCAGGGCTTTCCGGCAAGTATCTAGGGTTTGTGGTTGTCGGCTATCGGAGCTTCGCGGCTGCACGCTGCGTGAGCTTTTCACCGAGATTGACTCCGGCCAGTATCCAGTGTTTTGGGCCTGCTGGTCGGACAGTGAGCTTGATGCGGTTCTGTAAATCTACACCTCTAGCCGAAAGGGCGAATGATGGGAATTGCAACAAAAGACAGGCTGTGTACTATTAAAGACTCTGTGATCCTGCCGCCGAGCACGAACGATATGGTAATCTTGCCCCCCGTTAGCCGTGCGGCCTTGACTTACCTGAAAGCTATCCCTGACAAATGGACCTCGTTTGCTGAACTCAAAAAGGCCGGATACGTTAATTTTCACTGGTTTGATGAGCTTAGGATTCGCGGCCTTTGTGAAAGCCGCATGGCCCCTCACAAAATTGCCTATGGCAGAAGATGGGGTTCTAGGTACTGGTTTCGTGCCAAAAAAGGAGCGTGTGCAGTGCCTAAGCATACGCCCGAAACAATCAGGGCAGCAGAATTTCTCACAGGCGACAGTTATGATAACCCTAGCGGGAGACGTTTCCCAACACAGCATGGCCTAGAAACAGTCCGGGGCATAGCAGATATTATCGCCCGCAACGAAGCGATAATGTCTAAATATACACTGAAAGAGGTCTAGCCTCTAACTGAAAGGGCGAGAAGATGAAAGCCAATCCAATATATCACGACATCGCAGACGCGCCCTTTAAAATTGGGCAAGCTGTCCGCGTGGTGCGACTCTTAGATGAAACAGCCGACCCTAAATTTCTCCTTTGTGTCGGTGTTGTATTTTCGTATGAATATAACTGCGGCTGCGGCCAGACATATCCAGGCAACCCAATGGTGGGCGTTGCGTTTGGCGATTTACTGGAAGAGTTCTGGCCAAACGAGCTTGCCGCTGTTGACAAAGCCTCTAACTGAAAGATCAATCATGCGTTACGTTTACTTCACGATATTGGCTTTTCTGGCTATGTGCTGAAAGGGTAAGCAATGTTACGAAAACGAATCAAGCTTACTGGCGACGCTCCGAAGCATCTTTCTTGGATGCGCGAACTAGGCAGCAAAAGACTTTGGGAAATAGGTCACGCTTTCAATAAAGAGGCTCGCTTTGCGCCCCAGAATGACCCGGCCTATGTTGCCAGTGCCTGCATCGCTATCGTGGCGCAGATACTCGAAGATGGAAAGGGTTAACCATGTTACATCT